GAACTCTTCGTTACTGAATTCAATTGAACGTAAGAACGATGATACTGTTGCATACTTCTGAACGTCCTCGTTCATAATTCTAAATGCTTTTCGAATATCATCTGGGTTGATGCTACTGTTAGGGCTGTGCTTAACACGGTAGTAAATACCTTTAGCTTTACCACTCATCATGGCAGCATTGATCTGATTGGTACATCCAATACGATTAACAACTGGTGTCATTTGGAATGGCATACTACCATCGTGTGATGTACGTGCAATTACATATGCATTGTGTGGATCATCACCAACTGTTACGTTAGCTGGTAGTTCAATGGTTGCCCATACTACGTTGCCACCTTTGAGTTCACCTGCTGCACCGTAACGTGCATCGCTGTTGTTAACGATGTCGTCAAGGCATGAGAAGATCTCATCATTCTGTAGTACTTTGTATCGTGAACCTACTACTGCTAATGGTTCAGCACCTGCATCAGTCCACTTAACTGTTGCATATCTATCTGGTACTACTACATCAATAGATTCATCTTCATTGTAATATGGATTAATAAATACATTTTCTAATGTAACTTTCCAGTCAAGTCCTGCTTGTTTCATCAGGTCATGTGCTGAATTAACTTCGTACTCACAGTGAGTACCAATTACTGTGTATGGATTACGTCTAGTCATTCTGTTCCTCTATCATTTCTGCGAATGCAGCATCTATATCTACTGCGTTTACTTCTTGTATAATTAATTCATCTATTGCTTCTTCAGCGTAATCAAATGCACTAGCTAGTAGCAGTATTGCTAGTTGCTTAGCGTCTTCCATCGCTTTTGTTCTATCATTGCGCTCTAGTCGTTTATAGATTTGGTATAACGCTTGAAGAAAATCAAGTGCTACCTTATCTGTTACGGCTATACCTACAATCTCTGGGTATCCTTCTCGTTCGTACCAATCAAACGGGTCGTTAAACCACGGCTCGTCTTTGATGCTCATTAAATCTCCTGTGCTTCTACTTTTTCAATCTCTTCGTTCTTGGTTATCCACTCATCTTCATCTGCTTTTTCAATTAATTCACTTAAACAATATGCTTCATCTGCTTGGTCTTCTGCATCATCTTCATTACGTGCAGTTACTTGTACTGTTACTTCTACTTCTTGATAGCGTGTCAATGTGTATGTAACCGCGTACTCTCTACGCATAAGTGGTATTTCAAAGAACTTAAGATCTTTATTAGTCTCTTCAGCCCAGTCATCATACTCACTACACCAATCCATATCTTTTGCTTTCTCATAGATAGCATTGGTAATTTTGTAGCCATCTTCCATTACTTCATTGATCTTGTTAGTAACTTCTTGCTGTGTGTAGTACTGCGTACCACTGCTTGTTGTAATCATTTTGTCTGCCTTAATTTAAGAGCTTGTTTTTTCTCTCGCTTTATTTCTTTAGGACCTTTTGTAATTACGTGTATTCTTTTACCCATTAAGGTGACCTACTGGATCTGTTGTGTGATGGAATGTAACTGCTTGTAGTGATGAGTAGAAGATACTTGGTGGAATGTTGTGGTCACGTGCCATCTTTAGTAGTCCCAATAAGCTGGCTGTGCAGCCTAGTGTTTCTGCTTCATGTAGCAAATCATCTACTAGCTTTAGTTCGTATTCAACATCACGATCTTCATCAAAGTCTTCTAACATACCTGCGTGACATAGCATGAAGGCAGCCAAGATCATTGAGGAGTAACCAATAGCTTCTGCTTGCATCAGTTCATCGTCAACCATAGCCTGACTAATAGTTGTAAATGATTTCATAATGTCTACTCGAATGTTGAATGGTGCATCACTAAAGTATTTCAATACACCATCACGGATCTTGATGTTAGTAGTGGATACATGGATTAGCTCAAGCTCTTCGGTACTTAGCTGATCATAGTTAGCATCTTCATCTAGTAAGAATGCCATTAGTTTGTATACATCTTGAACGATTGCTAGATGTTCTGGGGTAATTGCACCTAGATCTATCTCTTTTATTTTACTCACTTGCTTTTCCTCTCGGTTGTTATTTCTATTTCTCCACATTTAATACATGCAAAATCAGGACAATCTTTTTTGTATCTTGCACAGACTATCCATCTGTAAGTGTTGTCTTCTCCACAGCTATCACAGTCAGGACTATAAACGTGATTGCACTTAGTAGTAACATTGGGGTCTACGGACTTAGTAAACACCTTGGAATCTACTCCTTTAGAAAGAGAGAGAGGACCAGGGCGAATGCCCCAGTCCCCTCTCGGTTTAACTAGACTTCTGCTAGTTCTACGGACTTGATAAGTACACGGGTAAGCGGTGGCTTACGGTCACTTAACTCAACACCCTGACGAACATCGAACTTGGTGTCTAATTCACCTACGATATTCACTACTGGTGTAAAGCCGTTACCGTCTTGCATCTCGCGCAGTCCTCGCAGTGTGCTTGCAATGCTTTCGTCAAAGCAGGCTACTGGAATTGTGAACTTTGCTCGTTCGTTACCAACCTTTTGAGTCAACTGACCCACGATCATCAAGCCGTACTGATCGAACTCCTTGATGTTCTTCAACTTACCTGTCACTGTTAGTTCGTTGTTCATCCTTGCTCCTTTTTCCGTTGAGTGGCTTACGCCCCCCACAAAGTGGGGGCGTAAGCCTATTTTTATTTGGATACTAAAACTCTGTCGCAGTTTTGACATAGTTCTAATCTTGATGGTGTGTACAGATTGCAGTCACTGCACACAGTGTTGAGACGAGTGAAGTATTGCTGGTCACTCTCTATGTAACGAAGACCTGGCAACCCCATAAAGAAGTTCTCTGTTGGTCTGTCTGCCATTGAGTTCCAATCTTGCTTGAACTCATAGCGTTCCTCGTCTTGTTCCTCAAGCACTGGTATGTGCTTGCAGGTAGAGTCAAAGCAGTCTGCTTCTTTTAGTCCACATACTGCTTGAACCCCTGACACAACGTAGATTTTGCGTCCTGTACTGGTGACTGGAGATACCCAGTCGTGTCCTGATACAGGCTCTGACTCGATTGAGATAGTGCCTGCTCGTGACTCTGAGCGGTCACCAAAGACATAGTCCGTGGTGTCGTGTCCATACTTTGTTTGGACATCTACCCAGTCTTCATCTTCTGTATCTAGATCATCGTCGTCCACTAGGGACTTGACGGCGATAATGCGGTCAAATAGACCTGCTTGCTTCATAACATCGAGGATGCTTGAGAGTTTCTCATCATCTCCGTATGTGCTTAAATCAGTCATTGTAATCTCCTGTTCTGTGACTGAGGACTCATCAAGAATCCATAGCAACGACCACACCACGCAGGGCGGGGTGGTCGTCACTAAAGAATCTAGAATGGTGCACACGTGCACTCGAAACCACTTATGCCTAAGCAGAAGTTGCAGACATCTGCGTATATCCCTTTGTCAAGGGGTGTCTCTTGGTCGCGATACTTGTTGACTTGGATCTCCTCTTGGAGTTCCCAAGATACTTGGAGGATCTGACCAACGTATGACTCACACTCACGGTTGAGGTTGTAGACTCTGAAGCCGAGCACTGTGATGATGATGACTAGAAGAAGGTCGAAACCATTAATAGTTTGTAACACGATAGTCTCCTTTCAAAAGACTAAATAAAAATTACATCCCTTTATGAAACATAACTGTGCCCTAGTATTAGATTGGATTAGACAGTCAGTAGTCCGAACAGTCTAGGTCTTTGTCTTTAAACTAAACCATAGTTATAATTACCTCCCCCCAGGTAGTCACTGAGCTGGTAGGGGGGGACAAGCGGAGCGAAATGAAGGAGCGATAGCGACTGAATGTAGCGGAGCGAGAAGGATAACGTAACTGTAGACTTGACCCCCAGTTGTTAATCTCGTACGGAAGTAATACTGTAGAGTCAGTTATAATTTATAGTTAGTTGTTTGCCCGTAGTATTATCTATTTGTTTTGTTTATAACAATCTATGTGATTTAGGTAACAATTAGATAACAGAGCGTTACAAGTGTTCTGTAACAGGGTTAGTAATAGTAGAGGTTATAATATTAGCAAGCCTGCCTTATGGCTTGCCTATTAACTGTAACCCCCTTTCGAGGGGTTACTTACTATTACTATTAATTAATAGTATAATACTATTAGGATAATTAGGTTTATTATGGCTGCTAAAGCTGGAGATCAACACCACACCAGACTTCGGCAAATTGAAGATCAGAGAAAGTTTATTTCTTTTCTTAAGCAGGGCATTGATATGGATTCCGCCCTTGCTGCTGTGGGAAAGAAAAAGACCGCCCTTAGATCTTGGCTCCTAGATGGGGAATTCGCGGCACAGGTCGAGGAAGCCTCTAACTTTGGATCCGATGCCATTGCTGCCTCACTAGGTGAGAATAAACATAAAATTGATTTTGCCACGTTCTCCAGAGAGTTCTTGAACACCGAGGTATTCCCTCATCAGCAAAACTGGATTGACGTTCTTGAGGGTCACGACCCGACGTGGCAACACCCTTCGTTCACATATGAGCCAGGTAGCCGTCGTAGACTTTTAATTAACGTGCCACCTGAACACGCTAAATCAACCACAATGACGGTTAACTACGCAATGTACAAAATTGCAATGAACCCTAATATCCGCATTGTTCTTATTTCCCAGACCCAGACCCGTGCCAAGGAATTTTTGTACTCCCTAAAGCAGCGCATGACTGAAGAGCCGTGGCTTAAGATGCAACAGGTGTATGGACCTTCTGGGGGCTATAAGGAGACGGCAGACCAATGGACTGCAGACAGAATTTATCTCGAAAGAGAGTCAGGGGAGAAGGACCCGACGGTTCAAGCTCTTGGCATTGGACAACAGATTTACGGTACTCGTGCGGATCTAATCATCATGGACGATATTGTCTCAACGACAAACGCGCACGAATGGGAGAAGCAACTCAACTGGTTGCAGAAGATGGTTGTTACCCGTGTGGGTTCGACTGGGACGCTTCTGATTGCAGGGACTAGAGTTTCCTCAATAGATTTATATAAAGAAATTAGGAATCCAGAGCACTGGACTGGCGGTAGGTCACCTTTCACATATCTTGCCATGCCAGCCGTACTTGAGTTTGACGATAAGCCTGAGAAGTGGAAGACACTTTGGGCTAGGTCTGATAGACCGCTGGATGGGGCTGACGAGTTTGATGATCCAGAATTGCTTACACCCGATGAAAACGGGCACTTTGTAAAGTGGGATGGTAGGCGACTGTTTGAGCGTCGTAGCGAGGTTAGCCCCTCCACGTGGGCACTTGTTTACCAGCAGCAAGATGTTGAGGAAGATGCAATATTTCCACTTCCTGTTGTGAACGGTTCAATTAACCGAATGCGTAAGGCTGGTAGACTTAACTTCAATGCCCCTGGACACCCTAAGCCAGAGGGTTCTTGGTTTATTATTATGGGACTTGACCCTGCCATGTCTGGTAAAACCGCCATGGTTGTCTATGCAATTAACCGAGAGACCAACAAACGGTACGTACTTGATGTGCATAACATGGCTGAATCTACGCCACAGAAGATTGATAGTTTAATCAAGGAATGGGTAGAGGAATACAAACCTCAAGAGCTACGCATTGAAATCAATGCTTACCAGAAAGCTTTCTCTCTTGATAACGAGCTGCGAATGTGGCTTGCCAGCCGTGGTACGGCACTGCGCGAACACTTTACCAGCAAGAATAAGTGGGATGTTAACTTCGGTGTAGCTGCTATGTCATCTTTGTTTGGTAGTATGCGTGATGGAAAGTTCAATAAAGATAATCTTATTGAGCTTCCTGATAACTCTAATGAGCATGTTAAGGCTTTGGTTAACCAGTTAATTACCTGGAAGGCTGATACCAAAGGACCAACCGACTGTGTCATGGCACTATGGTTCTGCGAGATTAGAGCAAAAGAATTAATTCAACAAAGTAATTTCAGAACGGCTCATGCAAATAACAAGTGGGCAACAAGAAGAAACGTTGCTATGCAAGGTATTGTAAACCTTGATGAAATGGCAATGGAAACATTGTCAGGTCTATACTAGGAAATTAAATGGCATTATCAACCGAGCAAGTAACCAATAAGGTATTAGCTCTTACACGTCGTTACGCAGAGCGTGACTTTAGAATGGCAGATATTACTGCTGTTCGCCGTGGCAACATGGAATCTGTCTACCCAGATATGTTCCCAGAGGGCATGTCACGCCCAATGATTGCTAACTTTGTTGATGTTGCTGCCCGTGACATTGCTGAAGTTCTTGCTCCACTTCCTTCGTTTAACTGCTCAACGCCAAGTATTAACTCTGATAAGGCAAAAAAGTTTTCTGACAAGCGAACCATTATTGCCAACAACTACGTTGAGTTTTCTGGTCTTCAGACCCAAATGTATACAGGTGCTGACTGGTACTTGACCTACGGTTTCTTGCCAATTTTTGTTGACGCTAACTTTGATGCAAAGATGCCACACATCCGCATTGAAAATCCTATGGGTTCTTACCCAGAGTTTGATCGCTTTGGTCGTTGTGTATCATTTACCAAAAAGTACATTAAGACAGTTCGCGAACTAATTGTTGACTTCCCTGAATACGAACGTGCAATTATTGGAGATCTTGGTCGTGGTATGACCGATCTTGATAACAACATGGAACTAATGCGTTATGAAGATTCTGATCAGGTAGTTTTGTTTTTACCTCAGCGTGGTAATCTAGTTCTCCGCAAGGCTAAGAATCCAATTGGAATGCTTTCAGTTGTAGTTGCCCGTCGTCCAGGACTTGACCTAGATGACCCACGTGGTCAGTTTGATGACGTACTATGGGCACAAATTGCTCGTGCTCGCTTTAGCATGTTGGCTATGGAAGCTGCAGAAAAATCTGTACAAGCTCCTTTGGTTTTGCCTAATGACGTATCTGAATTTGCCTTTGGTCCTGACTCTGTTATTCGCACTAACAATCCTGCTGGTGTACGTCGTGTAGCTCTTGAGCTACCTACTGGTGCGTTTACTGAACAGCAATTACTTGAACAAGAAATGCGAATGGGTGCTCGTTACCCAGAGGGAAGATCAGGTAACATTGATGCGTCTATTATTACAGGTTCTGGAGTTCAAGCACTTCTTGGTGGCTTTGATTCGCAAGTAAAAGCTGGACAGCAAATCCTTGCTGAAACATTCCAAAAGGTTATGGAACTTTGTTTTCACATTGACCAAACCCTATTTGATGAAGATAAGACTATGGCTGGCATCTACCAAGGTGCACCATACGAAATTAGCTACAAGCCATCTAAGGACATTAAGAATGATTATAGCATTCAGGTCCGTTATGGCGTTATGGCTGGACTTGATCCATCACGTGCTCTTATCTTCTCGCTACAAGCTTTACAAGCTGGATTGTTATCTCGTGAGTTTGTAATGAGCGAACTACCTTGGAGTATGAATGTTGGTCTTGAAAAGGATCGCATTGATATCGAACGAATGAGAGATGCTCTTTCTGGATCTATTGGAGCATTAACTCAAGCTATTCCACAAATGGCAGCTAATGGAGCTGACCCGTCTGACATCATTGAAAAGATTGCTACGGTAATTGACATGAAGAAGAAGGGCACTTCAATTGAAGATGCCGTTATGGAAATTTTTAAGAAAGAAGAAGGCGAAGTAGAAGAAGCTCCAGGTCAACCTGAACAGCCTGAAGCTCCTGAAGGAATGCAACAGGGTGCTACACCTGCGCCACCACAAGAAGCAGGTCAACCAGCAGGACCACCACCAGATGTTGCTAGTATTCTAGCTCGTCTGGGTGGCGGAGCATGACGGACGAAGAACGTTTAATTTTATTTAGAAATAAGTTAAAAGATCTACTTGATGATTATGGTAGAACGTTTCATCAAGACGGTGCTTTTTGCACTACATATTTTGTTACAGCAGAATTTTTTGATGGTGATGGTCAGTGGTGGGCAAGTACCATCTATGATGATAAGTCACCAATATGGCATGTAACTGGATTAATTCAACATGCATTAGAAAATGATTTTAATTACGAAGAAGAAGAAGAGGATTAGTTATGGCACAGCAAGGTGGTAAGCGACCAGTTCGTACTAACACTCAAGCTAAACCAGTATCTGGTCCAGGTGCTTTGTCACAGCGTACAGATATGATGACTGCAAGTGATCCTAATGTTTATGGTGATCGTAAGGCTACTGAAGAGTTAATGTCTGCTGCTCCAATGGCTAGACGAGCACAAGTATCTAAACCAACTGTTACTGGATTATTTGAACCAACTCAATTTCCAGAAGAACCAGTTACTGCAGGTAACCCAATGGGTCCAGGTCCAGGACCAGAAGCACTTAATCTTCCTGCCCGTACATTTAATCCAACACAAATTCTTTCACGTTTAGCTGAGTCAGATCCTTCTGGTGAAATTGACATGATCCTACAGGAACTAAACAGTAAAGGTATTGTTTAGTGACAATTCAACCAATGGGTGGAATGCCTGAGGAAATCCCAGGTTCACTTCCATCAATGACTCCTTTGCCACAGATGCAAAGTATTTTTAATAAAACACAAAGCGATCCATCTACTGCTGCGGTTCGTAAATTAGATGCTACAGTTGCACGTGTATCTCCCGCTCTTTACGCTGCAGGATCAAGAGCTGCTTTAACTCGTGAAGAAAAAAACTTAATTGAAAACTGGGCTAAAGTTCGTGAGACCCATAAAAAATTAATGAAAATGAATAACCAAGAAGCTGGTGAATCATTTAATAAATTAGAACCAGGTTTTCAAGAAGTTTTAAAAACATATTACAAAACAGATTATTCAAATAAATCTGAAGGTGGCGAACTAATCCAAAATGAGGATGTTCGTAAGGCTCTTGGCATTCAAGATACTGATGGCGTAATTAGCCCAATGGATGTTGTTAAAAGTCCATTTAAGTTTTTAATGGGTGCTGCCACTCAGTATGGTAAATTTTTTAATACTCCTGGTGCAATGCTACAAAACTCCATTGTTAATAAAGAATCTTTTTGGAGTCGCAG